GAAAGCGTCCCTGCATCAATCAATTGACGCAAAGCAGCAGTCGCGGTCCGCGATAGACCGCCAATTGTATGAATTAAGCCTAAACCATAGAAACCGAAGCCCGGTAAGAACTTGTAATGCACGAAATACTGGATTTTTGCCTTATTGGGGTCTTCTTCGCGGTAATTTCTGCGAATCGAGAGTATCTGACCGTTATCTTGAGAGATAGTAACCACATATGGAAGCTTAATTCCTGTGGGTTCACCGTCTTCACCCATGTCCTCGAACCCTTCTAGGTCCAAATCGACGTGACATTCCAGTAATGTGCAGTCATAGTCCACGGACGACGGCTCAAGACCAGTGATTCGGTCTAACTCCGTGCCCAAATCGTCGTCTTCTGTCTGCTGTGGCAGCACAGGTATGTCTCTATAGAACCCCGCAATCTGCTTTTTACGCAATTCGTTAAGGCTCATACGCACGACATGCGTGATATTGGGGCAAGTTTCTAAATCAGCGGTTTCATAGGGCACAATTAAGTGCTCTGCAGGGATAAATTTACTTACTGCCCTGTCAATACCCTCGTCATAGTACACTTTTTTAAACGTACTACCCGCTAAAGGTAAATAAAACAGCATCTGGTCAAACTCAGGTGTGTATTCTTCCATCACATTCGTGATGTAAAAGTTCATAAAGTCCTTTACACGCTGGGCTTGGTCTGATTTTGCGGCATCGGCAGATCCGACAATAGCAGTACGCACTGGTCCACCCGGCGGCAGCAGCTCGTTGAACGCTTGAGCTTGGAACTGAACCGCCGCTTCAGCCAACAAAGGATGCGTGACGCCCGAGGCTCCTCTGAAGGGTTCGGCCCTCTCTGAATAATTGAATCCCAAGAGTTCCAAACCGTTAGCATAAGCATCTTCCCAATCCTGTCTGCTTGCTTTGTTAGCATCAAAGTCACTTGTGAGCTCACTTGCAACTGAACCAAGTATGCGCTCGTCCAAATCCTCTGCCAAATTAGCGTAAAAACCCGTGTCAGGCATGTCCATCGACGGGTCAAAGTCAATTACAGCCCCGCCATCTTCCTCTATCTCAATGTCAAAGCCAGATTCCGCTGGCATCTGTAAAGTGCCGGGGGCCTCAATCTCGACTTCCGCCATTAATTCTTCTTGGTCAATCTGCGGATTTTGGTTTTCGACCAAAGAAATAGGTGGTCTAGCCATCTGTCACCTCACAAGAGCAGCGCGGGCTCATACCTTTTATGAAAACAGGGGTGTCTTCCCCTACATATGCGCCAGTTACATTAAAATCCATAAATTCTACCGCTTCATCAAGAGACATGCCGTCTCTTTCACGCAATATCTCTACGCATTTATCCCAATCGTAAGCAATCATCGTAGGAGAACCGCACCTTTCAGCGGACCCTATAATCGCCTTATCAAAACCATCTGCTTTCATCATAACATATCACTCCCTTATTGCATATATTGGATAAATTCTGCGATACCAGACTTGACTGGTCCGCCTTTTGCCATTCCTATTTGAGGCCCCGAATATTTAAATATGTTAGTAAAAACATCTTCAATATCCATTTCGCCTTGTTTCAACTTCCTAATATTTTTGCTTAATTCCCTGTCAGAGAGCTTTTTTAAGTGTCGCAGATTTAAAAGATCTTGAGACGGCCCTGCAGCTTGGTTCGCCTTTGGAGGGATATTCCTCTCTGTCAAAACATCTAAAGCAAGCAAAGGATGGTCCTCTGCAGTTGCAGGAGGGGCAAACATGCCAGAATCTTCATATAGATCAAATAATTTTCCTTTTGTTTCAGGGTTCCCCAGTAAATTAAAATATACATTACTTGAACGATTTGGGTCCGCACCTTCTTTTTGAGAACGGCCCGCAGCATAAAGAAGAGCGGCATACCCCTCTATTCCAAATTCTTCAATTAGTTCCTCTGGGGATGCATTATCAAGTAATAAATTAGCTTGGAAATTACTCTCGACGGCCTCTGCAAACTCATTAGCACGAGATTCTACTTCTCCCCCCTGACGCATAAAAGGTATAAACTCGGCTATTCCTGCTTTTACATGACCGCCTTTTGCAAACTCCTGTGGCTGGTCCGTGGGCCGTGTTTCGGTCAACGCAGCCCCTGTGCCAATGCCCACGGTCCCCGCAAAGCCGTACTTTTTTAAAATCTCTAAAGTGGCTGCATCAAAAACAACGTAATTATAATCGTCTGCTCCAGGGTCTAACCTATCGTACCTCGTACCACGGGTTGAATACTTCGTTCCTTTAATACCGTTATCGTTTAGTAAAACAGAAATACGCGGGTCATCTAAACTCGGACCACCATAAAATTTGGCAATGGACAACAGAACGCCCTGACCGTCAGCCCGCCCCCGCTCGACCTCCTTAATCAACTTCTCATCGCCAATCTTACGAGCGATTGCTAAAACCTTTTCACGAACAGCAGGGTGCTGGTCCTCCATTGGGCGATAAAAATCAATCATCTCGGTACGCGGATCAATGTCCATAGCTACTTGCATAAGCGTACCGTCAGAAGGCCCAAGACCTATAACCTCGAAACCATCTCGTTCCACACCCGTCTTCTCATCAACGTGGACTGCGTTTTTCAAACGTAAAGTTTTACCGTCATCAAAAGCGTAGTCTGTAAAGCCCCCGGTCAAATTTGTATTTGCGTTGTCCGCGCCAATCCCATCAACTAATTCATCGAGCGCATCTGCTAAATCTTCGTCGTCTTCAACAAAAAGCTTTGGTCTGCCTGTGTCAGGGTCCGTTACACGCTCTAAATTAAACCGACCAACAGTCATGTTCAAATCGTCTTCTTCTGCAAAAGGGTCTAACTCTTTACGAAAACCTACATTCCGTTTGTATGTTTCGCCCACCTGACGTAGATCTGAGAGATAAATACCATGACCAAACATGTTTGCTCCTTCACCTGTCTTAACATAGTGAAGATCAAACTTATCAAAGTCAGTTCCTGCCCCGTGCCAAGTCTCAACTTTACGGCGACGAGCAGCTTCATTGATTTTTGGAACCATGCCCTGAATGCCGCCAGAAAACCCTTTGCCATCTAGTGAAGGTACGATGTTCTCAACATCAAAAACAGCGTAGTTTTTAGCGTTTCCTTTATCCGGCTCTCTCGTAGTGAACCCGTCAAAACCTAAATCACGAAGAGCGTCATCTAGCCCAGTCTCTTCAAAAGAAGGCCAATCCCCTGCGGCAATTTCGTTTAAAAAAGAATCAGTACTTGCGTTAAACTCGTCGCCAAATTGACTCGCAGTAAAATCTTCTAAAGCACCCCTGTTTGATTTGTACCAGTCGGACTCTTCTAAAATTTTTAAGTGCTGTGGGTTATCTATGTCAAAAAAGTTAACATCCTTCAAATATACTGGGCGAATATTTCCGGTGCTCCCTGCATAAAAATTAGCCGAGTCAGGAGTTTCAGAAACAAAAGTATACGGGGCATTCGGGTCAAACTCTTTAAAACCTTCTGTAGTGCCGTGATAAAAGCGTTGCGGTTTGTCGCCGCCTAGTAACTTGGCAGAAGAAGCTATGCCGCCTTTACCTGTTGGGTACTGAACCCCCATAGGGCCGACTTCTTTAATTACGTCCTGCATGTCAAAGCCGCCTGGGGCAAATACTCCTATGGGAGCGGTTTCAGCTCTCACTCTGAGCTCAAATAATCGGTCCTCTATTCTCTCTAATGCAGCAGGAGAAGTGGCCTTTTGTTGCGATCTTTCCAATTCACGAATTTCCGCAAACAACTTCTCCCTTTCCTCAGAGCTTCGAGCAACCTTTTCCCCAATTATTCTAAAATAATTATTGTATGAGTCTTCAGTAATGCCCAAAGCTTTCATTACTTTTTGTTGTTTTTGTATCGCGCGTCGATATCTATTAGCCATTATTTCTTTAGCGCGAGCCAAAACTTCTTCACGCATAGCCAGATTATTAGGATCTAATTTAGCCCCTTGGTCCATAGGACCTGGATAAACCATCGCACGAGAACGCATGTTTATGGGCATATTATTTTGGGAAAGAATGTCATCACGAGCCATGTTTAAAGCTTGATAAATTCTACCATTTTCGCTTTGGGGGTTTGCCTGCGATAAGTTGCCAATATTGTAGGTTCCTTGATCAAGGCCAATTCTTATGTTCCGGTCAACTTCGTCTAGGCGTTTAACAAAATCATCAGAAATTTTTTGATAATCAGTCAGAGTAAAACCCATGCCCCCTTGAGGTAAGCCTTCTACATCTTGCAATAAATGCTGTAACTCGTGGATCATGATGCTTCTAAATTGATCCGGGTCACTAGAATTAAGCTGATCTGCTCTTATTGTAATGCGTTTATTATACGGACTAAAATGACCTAGTTCGCCATTTGGAGTCGTTTCAGAAATACGAAGTTCATATTGATTAATGAAATCCCCATACGCCTGCATAATAGGGTGGTCAGATGGCAGATGCTCTGACAAAGGACTGTCAAAGAATTTCCCAAAGCCAGTTTCTGTCGGAAGGCTGATGGCGTTGTCTAAATAAGTGATGACATCCCCGCCCTCCAAAGATTCATAATTGAAAAACTCGTACATGTCATGGACAATGCTGTCCATTGGGGCATCAGTCCCAAAATTAATATCGGAAAGATCTGCTTCAAATTCAGTGTAAAAAGTTACAGTCGGTTTTCCGTCTGCGTCATATATAATGGAGGGCCCTGTTCCAAAGCCTGTTTGCTTTTTTGTCTCTCTAAAAATGTCATCCGCTAAAGAGTAAACATTTTCTTTGTTTGCAAAATCAGCTTCTTTTGCCTTGTACAGCTTTTCAGCTAATTCTCTTGATTTTGTGATTTCAGGAAAAGCTCTTGCCGCCTCTTCGCCACCCATCATTTCTGTTCTAGACGTGTCAGGCAAATCCTGATCCGGGGACCGTGGTACAGGAACTATCTGTCCGTCAGGAGTAACACCGACCTCTTGGTTTTGTAAAAGCTTTCTAAAACCGTCAATGCCCCCACCTACTTTCGGGGCTAGTAAGGAAAACGCATCTGTAGCCAACCCCTCTACGTTTCCAACGATGCCTAGACCTCGCCCCATCTCTCTTGCGACTTTTAAATCAGGGTCCGTGGGCATCGGACCATAGACTTTTTCTCCTAAAACCTCAGAACCTGCTAGCTTATCGAGGCCCTTCATCTGTTGCAGCATCCTAATGTTAGGTGTTACAGGAGGTAAAAAAGAGGCTCCTTCGCCTAACAAACTTGCAAAATCAATGATGCCGCCTGGAATGTCTGTCGTAAAACCCTGTGCCCCGCCAATACCAAATTGTTTTGCCTGTTCGGGACTTGCGGTGCCTTTAGGCATTGCAAAGTCAAAGGTTTCTACGTCTTCTGCGGTGATTCTAGCCATAATATGCGCGGACCTGAGTATGTTTCTCTTCGTCTATGTCCCAATCGTCCGTGGGCAGCGATACAAAGTTACCTTGCCGATAACGCATTAACGCTTGGGTCATACTGTCAACAAGGTCATCATACTCTCCATTGGGGAAGGCTGCAACTTCTTCAATCAGTTCATCGGCAAAGGTTTCATCAGGGGCATATACCATGCCCGCCTCGAAGAGAGGCGATACAGAATGAACACGAGACACCTTGTCGTTGCCGCGAGACGGGGTGAAGTTCACAACTGGAATACCCATATTGCGTAATTCGTGCGTCAGGGGGGTCCCTGTGGCTTTCGCTTCAATAATTACAGTTTCTGGTTCCCAAAAGTTATATTGGTCCCATGCAACCTGCTTCAGCTCAGGGAAATCCCACCGCCCCTTTTTACTGTCCAGCAATATCAACCCTCGGGGGCCCCCAATCTCATCGGGTCGAAACACGCCCCATGTTGTTATGGCTGAGTAGTCGGCTGACTCCTTTTTTGAAAATGCAGTATCGTAGCTCTGAATAACATATTCCAAGTTAGGTACATTTTCTTTCTCCCATCTTTGCCACCATTCACGAGGTATGATTGCGTTTTCTTCACCAGTTGGACGCTGCTGATACTGAGCGTTCCACTTTGACGGAGGAATTGACGCCTTTACCTTTTCCAAATCCTCCTTTGACCAGAACTCAGGCCACGTTGGTTCGCCGTCGTCCAAAAGAGCAGGCAGTTCTACTATTTCCCACTGGTCCGCTCTTGGGTCTTTATTCATTTGTCGAATAAGCTGCCCGGTCAAATCCTTCTCTGACCATCTTGTCATAACCAAGATGATAGACCCACCTGGCTGGAGACGCTGTCGGGGGCCCCCAGTGTACCAATCCCACGCATCTTCAAAGCCGTTATTGGACATAGCTGTCTGTTCAGAGTGCGGGTCATCAATGATCACAAGGTCCCCGCCTCGACCTGCAAGGTTTGACCCAACGCCGACCGCGTAATATGTGCCGCCCCTGGCGGTGTCCCAACGACCAGATGCTTTACTGTCTGCAGAAAGCTTGGCTTCGGGGAATATTTCTGAGTAATCTTCTCTGTCCAGAAGGTTCTTTACCTTACGACCAAAGCCCACGGCGAGCTCTGTAGTGTGCGTCGCTTGAATAATCTTCATATTAGGATTGCGGCCTATGAACCACGCGGGCAGAAAGTTTGAAGCGAACTCAGACTTGGTATGTCGCGGGGCCATGTTGATAATAAGTCTCTTGAGGGACCCGTCAGCCACTCTTTGAAACTTCTCTGCAATGATTTTGTGATGTTCACCTGCTATGAACTCAGGCCACATGGCTCTTACAAAAGTAAGAAAGTCCCCCCTACAGGAGTCAATCCTGTCAAGCTGGGCTAATCTTAATTGAAGTTTGACTGCGCGGTCTCTTGCGTCGTCGCTCATGCCCACCCTTCTTTCTTTTTATTTTTTACACATTTTTTTTCAAAGTATATAACGAGACCTAATTGTTCTTCAATCTCTTGCGACATTGTTGCTAATCTCTTCTCACAAAGCTCAAGAGACCTGTGGGGGCCCCAAAGATCCGTAACGACAAAGCAGTCTGGGTTTTGTCCTATACACAGGACCATTAAGACAGTAAACATGGCTCGCCCTTTCGCGCTTATTTACCCCCATTATATGGGATATTTCATATAATGATATCATTTTTTTACCTATTGTTTGTGAAAAACATGGACCTCGTCGTCGTCTCGCGGACTCCCGTTGGCCGTCATTTTTTTGACGCGGGCCTTAAGTCGTTGTTTTTGCTTAAAATTAAGTCTACACGGGCCCCGCCTTATAAAACTGGATCAATCGCTAATAACTAGGAGCAGCGGGCCGTGATCCATCGCGCTGCTCTAACAATTAACCAACAATCGATCACGGATCACGGGCCATAGCCTCCGGTGATAGGTTTAAAGCCCGCCCAGCTCGGCCCGCTGGGC